CGACTCGTCGAGTGAGAGTGTGATCTTGGCCCCCCTCCTCTCCTCTGGTTCCCCTCCCCCCATAAGGGTCTCAGGGTAACCTGGCCTCTGACCTGGGCTTTCACCTCGAAAGCCCAGGTCGCACCTGATTGTTACAAGTTTGTTAACATGCGGTTGGGGTGACCCTCGCCCCTTAGGGGCGATGGCGTACTACACGACCCCNCGACCTGTTCACGCTGCTGGAAGGGCGGTGCGTCCGCGTGGGATCAGCGCCGCGGCCCCCGAGGCTGACCCGGACCTGTACGACTGGCAGGACCGCCGCTGGTCGCCTCACCCGCTCGTGCCCGTGCATGCGTACGGTGTGCGTTCGTTCCGCACGGACTCGGATTCGCCGCACGCTCGCACGATCCGCTCGTACGACGATCCCGGCGACGGGTCCGGCGACGGGTCCGGCGAGGGCTGATGGCGGCCTACACGCCTCCCCGGAAGCTCGGGCCGGACGGCGAGATCGAGCTGTCCGAGAAGCAGGAGCTGTTCCTGGAGTGGCTGTGCGGGGACCGTCCCGCCGGCGAGACGATGGAGCAGTTCGCCAAGCGGATCGGTGTCTCGACGGCGACGCTGCGCCGCTGGAAGCGCAACGACAAGCCGTTCCTGCGCCGCTGGGAGGAGCGGATGCGGGAGACGCACGCGCACCCGGACAAGCTCTCGGCGCAGCTTGATTCGCTCTACGANCTGTCGATCCGCGCCCCGAAGGAGGCGGACCGCATCAAGGCGACCGAGCTGTACTGGCGGCTGGTCGATCGGATGAGCCCCGATCGGGTCGAGGTCCAGTCGTCCAAGAGCATCGCCCAGCTCTCGGACGAGGAGCTGGACGCTCTGATCGAGGCGGAGCTTCGGAGCGAGAAGGAGCGGCGGGTGCAGGCCGCCGGCTAGGCCGCCGTGTACAGCTTCGACGACCTCTGGTGGGAGCGTGAGGTCCGGCGGTGCCGGCCCAAGGGCACGGTCGAGGGCGACCTGGAGGCGTTCAAGTACTTCTGCGAGAAGTACGTGTGGATCGAGCACCCGAAGGGCCGGCGCCTGTTCGAGCTGCGTGACGCGCAGTTGCTGACCGCCCACGACTACCTGGCCCACGACCAGGTGCTGATCTTGAAGGCCCGGCAGATCGGGTTCACGACCCTGACGATGGCGTTCGCCCTGTGGCAGGCGCTGTTCGTCGAGGACTGGTCGTGCATCAACCTGTCACGCCGCCAGGAGGACGCCGAGCACGCCCTGTCCAAGGCGATCTACGCCTACGACCGCCTGCCTGAGGAGCTGCGCTGCCGGCTGCCGCAGCGGGTGGACAAGAGCGTCACGAAGATGACGTTCACGAACGGGTCGCACATCGAATCGCACCCGTCGAGGAACAACCCGGCTCGTGGCCGCACGGTTTCGCTCATCGTCGTGGACGAGTGGGCGTTCTTCGAGAACCCCGAGGAGGCGTGGGCGTCAATCAAGCCGACGTTCGACGTGGGTGGCCGGGTGATTGCGCTTTCGACAGCGAACGGCGCCGGCACGCTGTTCCACCAGATGTGGGTTGGGGCGAAGTCGGGCGCCAACACGTTCCACCCGATCTTCTTCTCTTGGAGGGCGGTCCCGGAGCGCGACGACACGTGGTACGAGCAGCAGAAGCGGGACATGCTCCCGTGGCAGCTCCACCAGGAGTATCCGAACACGCCCGAGGAAGCGTTCATCAAGTCGGGCAACCCCGTGTTCGACGTGGAAGCCCTCTCCAAGATCGAGTGCGTCGAGCCGGAGCGGGGCTACCTGACCCGGGTCGAGGGCCGCATGTGGAAGTTCAACCCGAGCCCGGAGGGGCCGCTGTCGGTCTGGTCGCCGCCGCGGCGGGGGGTCACGTACGTGATCGGGGCGGATGTGGCCGAGGGCCAGGAGCACGGCGATTTCAGTGTGGCGTGGGTGATCGACACGCTGACGGGCGAGTGCGTCGCCAAGTGGCGGGACCGCATCGATTCGGACCTGTTCGGGTCGCACGTCCTGGCGCCGCTGGGCTGGTGGTACAACGGCGCGCTGATCGGGGTCGAGGTGAACGGGCCGGGCCTGAGCACGAACTACGCGCTCCGCGACACGGGCTATCCCCGCATCTACATGCGGACCGCCTATGACGACCGCACGATGCGCCCCACGGCGAAGATCGGGTGGCGCACCCAGGCGAACACGAAGCCGTTCATGATCGAGAAGCTGAACAAGGCGCTCCGCAACGGCGAGATTCGCCTGGTGGACGAGGAGACGATCGCCGAGCTGAAGACGTTCGTGCGGGACCCGGACTTGAAGATGCACGGGTCCCCGTTCGACGACCAGGTGATCGCTTTGGCGATCGCGGTCGTGATGATGGAGCACGCGCACACGTCGCTGCCTACGTCGAGGCTGGCGTCCGGGCCGACGATGAACGACGTGCTGAACGAGCTGAAGAACCCGCAGGGTGAGGTGTTCCGAATCGGGGCTCACAACGTGCGGACGCCCTCACCTGCAGTTACGTAACCCCGGGTGTGTAGGGGCGGAAGTTCTCTCGGGTGGGCAGGATGAGCGATCTCAACGACAGGCTTCGGGACATCAACACCGACCTTGCCCTGTACAAGATGTTCGGGGGCGGCGACCAGGCCAAGTGGGACGCCATCTGGCAGATGGTCGAGGCAGGCTGGGATTTCTCCCAGCTCGGTGGTGTGGCCGGCGCCGGCCGGCAGATCGTCCACGACTGGTCGCTGCACGGCTGGGCCCCGTGGGACGAGGTGGTTATCACGAGGCACGGCACCCAGCGGTTCGACAAGTCGGTGAGTGGGGGTCGCGGGGTCGTTTCGGGCCCTGGCCCCGAGAACAACCACCGTGTGGCGTTGCTGCGGCAGGGCACGCTCTGGCGCGACGCCGAGGTGCGCTCGGTCGTGTGGGGGCCGACTGGCGCCTGGAACGGCAACAACGCCCAGCAGGGGCATCTGCATCGGGTGCGGCAGATCGGGCCGAACCTGTGGGAGGGGATCGCCGTCTGGACGAGCGTGTCGTTCGGCTACGACATGGGCTATTTGCACTGCGCCAGCGTGCGCTGGAACGGCACGACCCTCTGGCAGTCGAGCAACGACGGCGGCATGGGCACGAACGACAACGCCTGGATCGACCGCCGGCTCCCGCTCGTGTCCGCGAGCCGTTTCGAGGCGTTTGGGCTGGTCTTCACCCGGCTGGGTATCCTGCCGCCCCACGGGTGGGGCATCCAGCCGGGCACGGTGGTCACGGTCAATACGGTCGATTCCGAGGACAACAGCTACAACGCCGTGGACGTCACGATCCAGGGCGTGGACCCGGCGGGGTTCCTCCAGCTCCAGTACGGGTCTGCGGCGGCCCCGCTGACGGTGGCCCGCGGTCACGTGACCCCCTCGGGGCCGGATCAGCAGAAGCGGTGGTGCCCGTTCGGGTTCGCGACCCGGGTGCGGGGCGGCACGGCCGGCTCCGTGCTCGTCGAGGCGAAGCGCTGGCGGTACGGGTGGGAGCCCGAGCCCGGCTGGGATGACCCGCGGGTGATGCGCACCAACGTGATCCCCGACCAGGGCGGCAACGTGCCGACGATGGCGACGCAGCCGGGCGCGCACGGGCTTTGGGCGGCCCACTTCTACAACGGCTCCGGGGGCGCCTGGGGTCCCGTGAGCTTCGTGANTCTCGACTAGCACGTGACCCTCGCCCCATAGGGGCGATGGGCCACGAGTTCGGTCAGCACGACAGATGCGACCCTGACACGTGCTTCGCGGCGAAGATGCGGTACATCCGCGAGGCCGGCGGCCTCGCTGTGCGCTGGCAGGGTGGGAAGCGCTCGTTCTTCCACGAGTCCACGATCCCTGAGCGGCAGCGGCAGATTGTTGAACGGGCTCGGAAGAACGGGTGGGAGGCTCGGCCTCTCAACCCGCTCTATGACCGTCCCGCGAACTTCTCGAACAAGCCTCGGCGGTCGTAACGGTGGCTCGACGGTCGAAGTCGAAGAAGGAGCTGCTTCGCACCTATCGGGACCGAATCGCCGCGGCGAAGGGGTTCCGCAAGAAGGAGGGGCTGGATGACCTCTGGTGCAGGTTGAAGGACCTGTACCGAGGCAAGCACTTCCCCGCGGGTCTCACCGACGAGGACAAGATCGCGGTCAACATCTGTTTCGCCACGATCAACGTGATCGGGCCGAGCATCGCGGTCAACTACCCGAAGATCGTGGTGAACCCGACTGGCCCCGAGCACAGCGACGCCGCCGAGATCGTTGAGGCCGTCGTCAACTACTGGTGGCGTCGCTACGACGTGCTGCCCGAGTTCCAGCGCGCCGTGAAGGACTTCCTGATCTTCGGCTTCGGCTGGTTGAAGACGGGTTACCGATTCGTTGAGGAGGAGGTCCCCCGGGGGGCCGACGAGATCGAGGCCGAGTTCGAGCGGCTGCGCGACGAGGCCGACGCCTACGCTGTGGCGCGGCCCGAGCTCGCGGGCGAGCTGCCCACCGACGAGGAGCTGCGCGCCTCGATCCCGGCGACCAAGAAGATCATCTCCCACGACGCCCCGTTCGTGGAGCGGGTCAGCCCCGAGGACGTGTACGTGGACCCCGAGGCGACCTCCATGCAGGACTTGAAGTGGATCGCCCAGCGGGTCATCAAGACGCACGACGAGCTGGTCGAGGACCCGAACTACAACCCGTCGGCGGTCCGCAAGGCGAAGCCTGATTCCCGGGCGGACGAGGAGACGTTCGCCCCCGCGCGCAGCCTGTTCGAGCCTGACAACAAGGACTTCTGCCGCTACACGATCTGGGAGTTCTACGACCTTCGCACGGGCACCATGTGCGTGTTCGCCGACGAAGGCGGCGACGAGTTCCTGATCGACCCGACTCCGCAGCCCTACGTTTTCGGCCACCCGTTCGTGATGCTGCGGAACTACGAGGTGCCCGACAGTTTCTACCCCATGGGGGAGCTGGAGGCGTTGGAGCCGTTGCAGCACGAGTTGAACATGACCCGCACGGCCATGTTCAACGACCGCAAGCAGTTCCGGCGCGCCTGGCTGATTCGGGAGTCGGCGTTCGACGAGGCCGGCCGCGCGGCGATTCGCTCCGACGTGGACAACCGTGTGATCCCCGTCCAGGGCACGGGGCCGCTGGAGGACGCGATCGCGCCACTCCCGACGCACCAGCCGAACCCGCAGCTCTACCAGGACACCGAGATCATCCAGAACGACGCGATCCTGGTGAGCGGCGTGAACGAGTACATGCACGGGGTGTTGCCGGAGATTCGCCGCACCGCCACCGAGGCGGCGATCATCCAGGACATCGCGAACGCCCGTGCCGCCGACAAGCTCGCCAAGGTCGAGGCCGCCATCGGCGAGATCGGGCGACGCATGGTCATGCTGGCCCAGCAGTACATGCACGAGGGCCAGGTGGCGCAGATCGTCGGCGACAACGGGCTCCCGCACCACTTCTACTTCGAGCCCTCGGACATTCAGGGCGAGTTCCTGTTCGAGGTCGTCGGCGGGAGTACGCAGCCGAAGAACGACATGCAGCGCCGGCAGGCGGCGATGCAGCTCCTCCAGACCCTCGCGCCCTTCGGGGACCCGAACTTGGGGCTCATCAACATGCGCGAGGTCATCAAGTACGCCCTCCGCGACGGGTTCGGGATCAAGGACCCGGAGCGGTTCCTGGCCGGGCAGCCCGACCAGCTCCCGCTCGGGATGCCGCCGGACGACATGCTGAACGACGAGGACCCGGCCGACGACCCGGCGATCCGGGCGGCGCTCATCGATCAGGTGAGCGGGGCGGCGTCGCCGGCGGGCGCGCCGTCGCCGGCGGGCGCGCCGCCCGGCGGCTACCTGGCCCAGCTCGCCACCGAGGGCGAGCCCACCCCGGAGGACGTGATGGCCGAGCCGAGCGCCTTGCCGCCGGGGATTCGCAACCAGCTTCTCGGACAGGTGGGGCTTCAACTGAATGGCTGATCTCCGCGCACTCCAGGAACGTCTCGACGAGCTGACCAAGGGCCGGCCCTCGAAGCTGGCGCAGGNGGCGAAGCGCGCTGTAGACCGCCCCTCCCCTCTGCGCCTGTTGGCGCAGGCGGTGAACGCCCAGAGGCAGCGCCGCTAGCGGATCAGAGGCCCGGGGATGTGACCCCCGGGCCTTCCTGGTGGGGAACACCCCACGTGCCAGTGGGATTCTCGCCAGGAAAGGATTGATGGAACGACCCATCGCTGATTCGCCGGATACCGCCAGCTCTGATCTCGATTCGATCCTCGCCGAGACGGTCGCTGAGATCGAGGCGGATAGCAGCACCGCTGAGGTCGGCGCCGACGAGGACGGGGCGAACACCGAGGCTGAGGTTGGTGACGAGGTAGAGACGCCGGCTGACGAGGGCTCTGGAACCGACGCCTCGTCCGATGACCCCTCCGAGGAATCGGGCGAGCAGATGGTGACCGTCACCGTTGACGGGGAGTCCTTGAGGTTCCGCTGAGCGAGGCCATCAAGGGCTATCAGCGTCAGGCGGACTACACGAGGAAGACCCAGGAGCTTGCGCGTGAGCGTGAGCGTCTAGCGGCTTTCGACGCTCTCGACCAGGCGTTCCAAGAGGACCCTGTGGGCACGCTCCAGGCTCTCGCCACGAGCATGGGCGTGGACCTGGCGTCGCTCGGCCAGTCGGACACTCGGACGGGGCGCGAGGACGAACTCGACCCGGACGACCCGATTCAGCGTGAGCTTGCCGAGCTGCGACGGTGGCGTGCCGAGGTGGACGCCGAGCGCCGGGCGCGTGAGGCCGCTGAGCGCCAGGCCGCTGTCGATCGGGAGATCGAGGCGGTCCGGGTCAAGTACGACCCCAACCTCGACGAGGAGGAGCTTCTTCGCTACGCCGTCGAGAACCGAATCCCGAACCTGGAGGTCGCCTGGAAGGCCATGAACTTCGAGCGCCGGCAGGCGACCGACTCGAAGGCTTCGGTGCCGGACAAGAAGCTCGCGGCAAAGCGGAGCGCCCCGAAGGTCGAGGGTGGGGGCAACCGCAAGGTCGGTGTCGTCCCTGGAGGCACCAACGGGCGGATGACGCTCGAAGATGCCTGGGCGGCGGCCTTGTCAGAGCACGGCTAGTAGTCGGCGGATTCCCCGCCCCGTCCCCTGCGTGAGGAAGGATGGCAGGCAACAGCGAGTATCCCACGCTCGTTCTCACGAGCACCCTGCGGAAGTACCGCAACACTTTCGCCGATAACGTCTTCGACGAGTACCCGCTGCTGAACTGGCTGAAGCAGCGGAACAACATCCGCATCATCGACGGCGGCGAGAGCATCGTCGAGCAGCTCATGTACGGCAAGAACTCGACGTTCAAGTCGTACAGCGGCTACGAGACGCTGGATATCACGCCGCAGGAAGGCTTCACCGCGGCCGTGTTCCCGTGGCGGCAGGCTGCGGTGTCGATCGCGGTGTCTGGCCTGGAGCGGCGTCAGAACGCCGGCAGTTCGAAGCTGTTCGATCTCGTCAAGGCGAAGGTGCGGCAGGCCGAGCTTTCAATGGCTGACGGCCTGAACGCCATGCTGTTCGGCGACGGGACGGGCAACTCGAACAAGGATTTCCTGGGTCTGGAGGCGATCGTCGGCGACCAGAGCGGCGTCGCCGTGGTCGGCGGGATCGACTGCACCCAGCCCGACAACTCCTGGTGGCGGTCGGTCGTGATCGACGCCGGGGCGGACGGCTCGACGATCCGAGACGACGACGAGTGGGCCAACGCTTTCTACACCGCCAGCAAGGGCTCGGGTGACTCGCCCGACTTCGCTATCACGACCCAGGAGCTGTTCGAGCACTACGAGGCGTCGCTGGTCCCCCAGCTCCGCTTCACCTCGAACGAGAAGGCGGACAGCCGATTCCAGACCCTGGAGTTCAAGGGTCGCCGGCTGTACTACGACCTGGATTGCCCCGCCGGGGTCACCTACTTCCTGAACAGCCGCCACCTCCACTTCGTCGCCCACCGCGACGCGTGGATGCACAACACGGAGTTCAAGGTGGCGCCTGACAAGGATGCGATGTGGTCGCAGATTCTCGTTCAGGGGAACCTGACGACCTCGAACCGCTCCCGGCTGGCGAAGGTCATCAACCAGACCGTCGCCTGATCCACGCATGAGAGGGTGCCACCCGGCGTCGGCCGGGTGGCACCTCCATCTTCCGTGTGACCTCGGGCGCTTAGGGGCGATGCGCCCTTCGTTCGAAACGCCTGGCATGAATCACCGCAGGTTCGCGCCTGCGCCTCCACGCTTGGGTTACGCGGCGAAGCTCGCC